AACAAGAAAGATTAGCACTTAATGCTCCTACTCAAGGTAGTGGTGCTATCATTATTAAGGAAGCTGCAACAAGGTTATATAATTGGATTTTAGATAATAATTACTTCAATAAAGTAAAGATTGTTAATATAACTCACGATGAAATTAACACTGAATTTCCTGAAGAGTTAGCTGATTTCTTCCCTGAATTCCTAGCAAACTTAATGAAAGAAAGTGCTGCTAAATTTTACACAAAACTAGAATACCCTGCAGAACCTGCTGTAGGTGACCATTGGATTCACTAATTATGATTATAGACAACTTTGATTTAATTGCTGAATGGTTTAATGGTTTAGAGGATAACAATGATTACTATATTCAAGTAGAGATTATTCAACGGAAGAAGGATGGAGTTGATGTTGGTAATAGTACCAGCAATGACAATAGGTCTATTAAGAAATTCTATCCTACTTCTGTTGAAAGTCTACTTAAATATAAGGATAGGATTATAGATATATGTAGGAGAAATAACGCTCGTGCTTATATCTATCCTGCCTATATATCAAAGAAGCAAGTCTATCATAAGCTTTTGTTAGATTTGACTGCTAAGATAACGTCAGATAATTTTGACAAGCCTGTTGAGAATTTAGCACCAGCTTTATGCTCTAAATGCTTAACTAGTAAATATCTTATATTTGATGTTGATAGTAAAGACCCAGATAAACTGAAAACCGTTAAAGATGCTGTATCTTCTCTTTCTAAGTCGATAACAGTGTTAAATACAGTCAATGGTTTTCATATCCTTTGTAAACCTTTTAACTACACTAAAATAGATTGGGGTTCAGATGTAGAACTAAAAACAAAAAACCCGACATTATTATATTATGAGAACGAATAGAGAAGTAGCAGAAGCCTTTGTATTAGGTAATCCTTCAGCTAATGCTAATATGACAAGTACGGGGGATAGGATATTCTCTTATCATACTTGTATAGCAGAGAGTTTTCTTAATAGGTATAACGAAATTTGCTTTGTTGTAAATCATACAAGATACTCTAATACAACTACTAGACATAGGAATTATGTAAATGATGAAATACATAAACTCATACTTAAGGGGTTTGTAGTAATAGTAAAGAGAGTAGATGATGTACCTAGAGGAACTCAAACACTAAAACAATATTACAATGACATATAGATTTGAAGAACCACGCAGTGAGTATATAAAGCAAAATGATATAGTAGAACACATAGCTATCTGCGCAAGAACTTGCTATGATTCTATAGGAACAGAAAATCAAAAGCTCTTTAATACACTAGAAAAGAGAAGTCCCGCTTCAATGCTTAGACACGCTTCTCGTTACTATAAGATGCCTAAGATTGAAAGGTGGTTTGAATTCCTTAAGGTATTCAAGTATTGTCCTTATGTAGAAATAAACGAGACAGACGATTGTTTCTATATGTCTACTAATATGCAATTCTATAAGGAAGTTTTAAGTAAACTCCTACCTGAAACTGAGTTAAAGAAGATTGAAATTACTGAGGATAAAGTACCTTATGAGTACAGAAGATTCACATTCAGAATATTCACCTCTATTGCTATTGCTAAGGAATTGAATAGAGTATCACCTAATAACATTGCAGAACGCTCTACTAGATATGTAGACTATTGTAGAGCTAAGTATAATGCAATGCCTATTATGAAACCCCATTGGTTTAAGGGCGATAACTCACCAAAAGAATCCGCATACTTAGGAGCTTTAGAAAATGCTGCAGTTTATTATGGTGTCCTTAGAGATAGAGGTCTTCCACCTGAAGATGCTAGAGGTATTATTCCCCTTGATGCTATGAGTGAAGTAGTATATACTTATACTTACAGAGAGTGGGAATTCATATTTGCTAAGAGGGTTAGAAATGCTACAGGAAAAGCACACCCAAATGCTATTCAAATCTGTAGTATTGTAGAGAATATATTAGATAGTTTAAAGGAATTAAATGGAAGAGAATAAAGATGTAATAAATCCCAATCATTATAAGCAAACATCAATGGAATGTATTGATATAATGATGGAACTTTATGGTAAAAATTCTGTTAAGGAATTTTGCCGATTAAATGCTTTTAAGTATCTTTACAGACACCAACAAAAAGGTTCAGAAATTGCTGACCTAAAGAAAGCTAGTTGGTATCTTGATAGATTAATAAAGCTTTTAGAAGAAAATGATTGATTTGAATTACGAAACAAAGGACGAATTCTATGAGCTACTTGACCTATTAGTAGGTAGTGGATTCATAGAAAACTCTGGAGTTAAATATAGAGCTAGTCATAATAGTGGGATAACAAGGTTAATTTATGTTACTCTTTCTATTCCTATGACTAGTGAAGATATTGCCAGGGAAGTCTTAGAAAGAAATAGAGGAACTATGTTTGTTAGTGATTATCACTATATAGTACACGTTCCTCTGTATTCCCTCTTTAAAGAGGACTTGATTGATGTATGTCTACCATTCCAAATATTTGAAGATAAGAATGTAGACATATTATCAAACAAAACGAAAGTGAAAAATACAACTCTGGATTTAACAAGTTTGAAGGAGTTAGTAAATACAGGTCGTGAGATTTATGTATATGGTAATAGCATTTACTATATCTAAATCTCTTCTTTGTATTGTTGTTTAGTTGTGTGGGGAAGGTTGCTGAAAATGTAGCCTTCCCCACTTTTTTTATAAGTTTCGCATCGGTAAAAAAGTTATTACTATCTTTGTAATAAATCATTTAAAATAAGAACGTTATGACTTGCGTAAAAATATCAAAAGACGAATTGGCTGTGTATAAAGACCTAGGCTATAAGGATGGTTTTATTCAAGGTGCTTTATCTCTGTATCTAGAAAAACACCCTGAAGTTGATGGTGAATTACCTACAGCGGTCAAGTTAAATGAATTCATAGATAATAGTAAATATGGGTTAAACAGTTTATCTTTCTATAGCAATAGAGAAGGTGAAGTTGAAGATGTTAATGATTTTAGAAGCCCTTTCAACCCCTTTAAGGATGCTAAGATAACCATTAAAATCGGAGATGAATACCTAGAAGCTAACAACATTGAACATGCTTTCCTGTTAGATTTCGTTCACAATCTTGTAGTAAGTAAGAGAGTTAAAGGTGCTAAAGCATTCTTTGATTCTATTAAGGATAAGCCTATTGAAGAAGTTAATGCTTTAGCTTTAGAAGAGAAATTCAAAGAAGAAATAGGTGGTAAGTCTTTACTAAAATGGTTTGAAGCAAAGCCTGAATTAGTAGAGCAGTCTATGCTTAAAGCTGCTTCTGCAGCTTTTGTTGTAAATAAGAGAGCTAAAGATATTTTCTTGAATAAAGCTAACTCTGAGTTAAAGATGGAGATTACTTTCAATGGAAGTGATTATATGCCAGAAACGCTCAGAAAAGCTTATAGTAATGTTATATCTGATGCTATCAGATATACAGCATTAAAGGAATTCAAGGAAAGGTCAGCAGAAGAAATTAGAGCTTTAGAAGCTGGTATTGAATTAGAAGAACGTTCCGCTATAGAACAAACTTTTACTCCCCTTCAGAGAGAATCAAGAGAAAATTACATTGCTTCTAGAGTTATTACATTAGGTAAAATTGATGCAGAAAATGAAGGTAAAACCTTTATACAAGTAGTACAAAGTAAAGGTATGGACCATTACCTAGAAGAAGTAAAAGAAGATATTCGATTACATTCTATAGGTGAAGGTTTTTATTCACCAGAAGCATATGCTATATCTAAGTTATATAATTTAGGTTATAATAATGCACCAAGAAAGTCTGGTGGTACTATGGGTATAATAGAGGAATTACAACTATTCTCTGAAGCTTTAGCAGAACAGAATATGTCTCTACAAGCAGAACATTATGGTTTAATTCTAGATGATTTAGTTGTAGATGAAGCTTTAAAAGCAGACTTACTTAACACTGGTAAATACCGCAAAGAAGAATTCGGTAAAATCCTAAAACACTTCAACGAGCTTAAGATGGGGATTAAAATGCCCCTGCTTAAAAGAGAGAATATTCGTCTTTCTTCTAAGTTTGAATCGGCTGAAGATGTCACGGATGATATTGAAGAAAGAAGCTTTGATTTCTCTGCAAATGAGGGTTATGCTATTGACTCTGTGATGAAGAGAATCAGAAAGATGCTTAATCAATTACCTGTTATGAATGGTGATGAGTTAGTGTTAGATGATTTAGGTGAAACACAATACTTAACTGATACCTATACTTACTCCATCATTCAAAATGCTTTACAGGGAACTCGTTCCTATGAAGCAATGCGTGCTAGATTAGAGAAACTTTCTATGAAGTACCCTTGGGTAAAGGCTCTTACTAACAAGCTAGATAAGCCTGATAACTATAAACCTACAGGTGTTATTGATGAGTATGATAGTCTTCACAATGAATTTTTTGCTTCTTTCTTTAGAAGTAGAACTTACTATGAAATCAAGAAAGATGTATTAGTAAAAGAAGATAATCCATTCCTTCCTGATACAGTAGAACTGAAAACATTCGGTATTAACGATGATAGAGTTTCTTATATCAATTATTCTGAATGGAGTTCTACTTATATGCAGGGTATTGTTTTAGACAAGGAACACTCTATTTATGATACTTCAGGTAATATTCATAGAGATAAGTATAAAGCTTACAGGGAATTCATACAACAGCTTTACGATAGAATTAAGTATGATGGTTCGGATTATGCTAAGTGGGAGAATGAATTCCTTAACAACAAGGAAACCCAAGATGATATTCGTATAATGCTTAAAGCTATTGGTATTGCACCAGAAGGTGGTAATATTTTCGATTATGAAACTAATCCAGCGTTAGCAGAGAACAAAAAGAAAAGATATTATAGACCTATAGCTAAACTTCTTAATGATATTTTCGAAAAAGTCTTTGCTTTTAGAAATGAGGTAGATGAATATCTTAAGTTACAGAAAGACGATTCAAATGTTGTAGAAGTAAATCTATTTAATCAGTTTAAACTCAATTATTATAAGATTGGTAAGTTAATTCAGTCTAATGATAGTGATACTTTCTTGAGAGGTACTTTCAGAAACAATGGTAAGATGTATAATTCTTATACTACCCCTACTTATATGCAAATCTTATTGGATAAGCTTAGTGGTGTGGAAGTAGAGGATTATGATGCTATGATTCAAGAGGAATTCTTAAAAGATGGATTCTTTAAATATAATTATGTAATTCAACAATTAGCACGTAAACCTGAAGAAGGTGGGTTGGAATCTAGAGAACTTATAGATTATAAGGAAATTCTAGTCTTCAGAGATAAGGAATTCAAGGAATGGACTGAAAAAGATAAGTACATAATGCAGCTTGATGAATTCAAGAAGGATAAGACATCAGCTTGGTATCGTATTCCTCTTGCTGGTGAAATCAAGCGTGCAGGTTATTATAGATTTGAAAAGATTTTAGATGATAAGAAACTAAAAAGTCTTTACGTTGATTTAGCTAAACAAGAGCTAGAAAGAATAAAGGAAACAAAGAGATGGAAAGAAGAATCTAAGAAAACTTATATAGCACCTGTTACAGGTATTCTGAAGAGCGGTGAGAAGTTCTTATACTTACCTGCTCTTAATACACTAAAGATTGAGGATAGAACATTACTTGAGTCTTTAGAAGCTGGTGTTATTGGTACGGAACCTTTTGATGAAAGAGAAATACTAAGTAAGTTTGTTATTAAGGTTCTTAATGATATTGTAGCCGAAGAAACAGCTAAGATTCAAAGTTATGAAATAGATGAATCTAAATCTGATTTAGCAAAATTCATCTTAAATGACTTGTATTTTAGAACTCAATTCTCTCAGTTTACTGCAGGGGATTTAGCTAATTTCAAGGATATTATTGACTTTCAAAAGAGATATAAGCAGACGATGTCAAGTACTACTAGATTAAATAGTGGTAATGATGTTCAGAAAACCTTATATATAAGTGACGAAGTTTTAGCTTCTACTATTTTACCAGAGATTTCTGCTATAGTAAAAGAGAGAGTTAAGCGTAAGGAACTTACTAAGGAAGAAGGTGATATTATCATTAGTTCATTTAAAAATATTAATGCTACTGATGGTCAGGCTTATAGAACTATAGATGGCTATAAGTACATTATGGAAAAGACTGGACAGTGGACTGATGCAATGGAAGAGTTTAAGAATAAGCTTGATGAAGCATTCAAGCCTGACTCTGATGTTCATATTTCCTACACAGAAGCTCAGAACTTCTTCTTTAATGCTATTAAGCCTCTTGTTTATGGCTCTTCTATGGTAGACACAGGTATGATTAATACTGAGACTGGTGAGAAGATTTACAAGAGAATCAATCACCAGCATAAGAATTCTGAAGTTCTTATGTTAGCTATTAACTCATTTGCTACTACTTCTCCAACACTTAGAGCTTTAACTACGTTTGCTAGAAAAAAGGGAATTCACGTATTTGAATTTGCTTCTGCAGTTAAGGTAGGCTCTCAAGGTGTTGTAAATCTCTTAGAGAAGGATGTAGCGGGTCAGACTATCACTATTAATGAATTAGATAATGAAGGTAAGGTAAAACCTAAAGATTATACTTTTGCTAAAGATGCTGAACCATCTGATGCTAGAAAGATGATTGCCAATCTATTAGAAGAAGGAAAGATTACAAAGGAAGAATTTCAAAGACTTCATAAGGTAATCAATAATACTACTGAAGAAGAGATTACAGCCAAGCTAGAATCTGCTACAATGATTCCTGGTTCTGATGCATTAAACCCTTCTGTTGTACACGAAATTCCTTATTCTAGTTATGGTTTTCAGGTTAATACTCCAGAACACTATTATGATGCAGAAACATTGATTGGTACTCAGTTTAGAAAGCTTATCACTTCTAACATTGACCCCAGTAATGAATATAAAATTAAAACACTCAATACTGATGGTATGGAAACTACATTGACTATGAGTGGAGAAACTTTTATGAGAACCATTAATGGTAAAATTATTGAGAATGTTTATGATAAATATGAAGAAGTAAAGGAAATATTTGAAAACCCTCTTAAGTTAGAAGCTATTATTCAAAGCGAAATTGGTTCTAACCCAAGATATGGTACAGAGGTTGCTAAATTCTTTAAACTTATTAATGATGGTACAATAGATAACCCACAGTTAAAGTTTGAGATGGCTTTAGAGGACCCTCAGAACTCTAAGATTATTGAAGCTATCTTCTCAGGTATTGCGAAAAATAGAATCAATAGTATGAAGACTCAGGGTGGTTCACTTATTCAGATGTCTAACTTTACTCTATCAGATAAGCTTCAAGTACAAATGAAGCCTGATGGTAAGAGTATTGATTATATACCAGCCTATGTTCCTATATACTCCAAGAAACTTCTTGAGTTCTATAGTGACAAGAATGGTAATGTAGACATTAAGAAGATGGAGAAGGAAGCTCCTGAATTACTAGAGATGATTGGTTATAGAATTCCTACAGAAAGTAAGCACTCTATGCTTCCTATTCGTATTGTAGGGTTCTTACCTAACTTTAATGGTACTTCAATTGTACTTCCTGCAGATATTACCACTATCACTGGTTCTGACTTTGACATTGATAAACTCTATATTATGAGACCTTATCTTGATGTAGAAAAGACAGAGACTGGTAAAGTAGATAGTAAGGGTAATCCTGTTATCCGTAGAAAGTTGATAAAGAAGTCTTATACTGATGGTAGTAGATTTATAGAAGGGAGTACCCCTAAAGAAAACTACGCTATGAGAAATAACTTCCTCTTTGACTCTTATATGGCTATCTTAAAGAGTGAACATTCTACAGCTGAAATCTTTGACCCTTCAGGTTTTGATTCTCTTAATGCAGAAGCTAAGGAATCATTCTTAAGTTCTTTCCCTTATGCCGAACTATATAGTATGGTTGAGAAATCAGGTGTACTTGCAGAGATAGTTAAGGAAGTAGAATTTACTAATGATGATATAGTAAACAAATCTCTCATTCTAAGTAATCTTAACCCTGATAGAGTTGAAAGAATTATCAAGGCTTATGAATCATCAAACACTCCATTCCTAAGCTCTACAATGCACTACTTTGAAACTCAGAATGCTGTAGGTCTAGACCTTGTAGGTATTTCAGCTAATGCTAATACCTTTATGGCTGTAGCCCAACAGATAAAGCACGAGCTTAAATTAAAGGAACCTATCATATATGACGGTCACGTTTATAAAGGTTATGGTGAAATTTATAGCCCTACGGGAAAACTTATTCAAAGAACGGTAGGACAGTTTGTTATTGCAGCTGTGGATAACGTTAAGTCTCCTGCACTTGCTTATATGAAGGCAGATGTTGGTAACTTAGGTTCTATTATTGCTGGCGTAGCATTAGGAATTCCTACTAAGGATTTGGCTATTATGTCTAACCTTGGTATGTTTAGCACCAAGAGAACTCTTAATAAGGGTAAATCTCTTAATCATTATATGAAGGTGTTAAATGAGATTGTTGGTGTAGGAGATGTAGACCCAATAAATATACCTATCACACAAGAAAGATTGAATAAACTGAAGGCTATGCTTCCAGATATTAAGGCTGTTATAGATAAGGCAATGGATGGTAGAAGAAACTATGCTGAAGCTGCTCAAATTCTATTACAAACTTTTAATAAAACAGATGGGGATGTATTTAGAGAACTCAGAGATAGTATTAACGCTATAATTAAACTTGAAACACAACTCCTAGATTTAGGTGATGCTTTCAAGCGTATCATTGGTGTTACTAAGCTTGATACTTTTAGAGGTGCGGTAGGTCCTACAGCTGCAGATACTTTAATTAAGTATTTACAGGTTACGGATGACGTAGCATATCTTACAAGTGAGTTTAGCCCTATCGCTGTTAGTCCTGCTTTCTTAAATACAGATACTAGAGAGGCTAATAGAGCGAAAGTGAGAAATTCTCTAATTAATGAAGGTTCTCATTTCTACAAGGCTTTCTTCCACTTTGGTATGGAAGCTTCGTTTGATTATATGAGTCAGCATTTTAATGTTCTAAATCCTAACTTCTTACCTATCATTGATAGACTGAGAAGTTTGGGTATGGCAGTTAATGTTAGAAATATTAATTTAGCCTACGAACATTTTATACTTTATCATCTACAGGGTACTAGCGTTATGAATGATACTCTTAATGATATGATGCTTAATGATATTCCTCTTAAATTTGTTCACCTGCAAGAGAAGTACAAAGAGCTAAGTTCATTCTTAATTTTCAAGACTATGAGAAGATTCCAAAATGGACAGATTGCTACTTTAGACTTTGTTAATGCTAATGAGTTAGAAGCTCAACGCAGAGACCAGTTTACAAGAGAATGGGAGTATCTATTAGACATTGGTGAAAAGGACCCTAGTAAGAAAGATATTTCTGACTTTGCTAGAGATTTATATCGTTATGGTATTTATAGAGGCAATATAGGTTATAAGGCTAAAGGTATTAACCATCTAGCTCCTGCTAGGTTAAAGAGAGCTTTCACTGACTATTATAAGGTAGTAGGGAATATGCGTGAGATTATAGATTCTATGGGTAATAATGGAGATGAAAGATTTGTCAGACAATTTATAGCAAATACTGGTATTCTTTATGAAAATCCTAGAAATGATAGATTCACTAAAAAGTCTCTCTTAGATGCTTTAGAAGGTACAAAATGGTACATAAAGGAACTTGATAAAGATAAAACTAAAGAACTTGGGAATGAATTTACATTAGTTACTGATGGTACAACACCTAATGGTGCTTTACTAATTGATAGTGAAACATACATTATGACTAGTTCTCAAGGTAATAGTTTTGTTTATACAAAACTCCCAAGATACCATTTCAATAGCCCCTTTGTTAGATATAGTAGAATTGAAGATTATCCAAAGGAATTACTTAGCAAGGGTGAATTCAGGAATAATGTCCTTGAAAATGTTGCAGCTATTGCTGAAGCTACTGAAGGTAAAACTGGTGGTGCTGAATATGAGTCTAATGACTATGGATTAAATGCAGTACAAGCTAGTGCAGCTATAGGTATTGATTTAACTAATAATGGATTAATATCTGGTAAAAATACAGAAGGTGAAATAGCACAAAAAGCAATGCAAGAAGGTCAAGAGCTTGACCAAGAAGATGCTAAAAAAAGAAAATCTTGTATGATGTAAGGTGGTAAGAAATAAGTGAATTAATAATAAGGAATATAATGGCAAAATGTTATTGGATTCCTTCAGTAAGAAATAAAAATAATGACCTAGTGGAAAGTAAGCTCTATAAAGGGCTTACTTTCCTTACTAGGGATAGAAAACTTACTGAGGATATATATTGGGCAACCAAGACAGATGTATTTAATGAGTACTATTCTGGTTTAGCTAAAGATGAAAATGGTGAATATCTAATAAAGGATTTAATTACTAAAACAGGATTTGATACTTATGTAGGTATAGCTAATATAGAAAGACAAGCAGGTGCTGGTGAATCTATATCTTCCTACTATGACGGTTTAGTTAAAGCAGAAGAAAAGAATAAGACTAATCCTTTTTCTGAAGGTTACGCTGTGGTTCCTATGGGTACTAGGTTAGGTGTGCAGAAGGGTATTAACTCTGAGACCATATTAAAAGAAAGAAGATACCACGAGTTCTTAGAAAAGAAACTCAAGGAGTGGGGAGTATCTATTGGTGTATTAACAGATGCTGAGGAAAGAGCAGGGCTTAATGGTCTTACTGATTTCTCAAGAGCAAGAAGAACTTTAGATGGTTTAATAGAGATTATTAGACTAGCTAAAGGAGAGAAAGGTGAAGGTGCTTTATCAGAAGAGTTTGCACACTTGGCTTTGGAAATGTTAGATGTTCCTCTTAAATCTAGACTTTATGCTTCTATAACTGAAGAAAAAGCAAGAGAGATTTTAGGTGAACAATACGACCAATATTTAGAGAAATATGGTGACTTCGAAACAGTACAAAAAGAAGTTGCTGGTAAGATGTTATCTAAAGCTTTAGAGAATAATTTTGAGAATACAACTCAAGTTCAGAAAGGTTTACTTCAGAGACTAGTAGATTACTTTAAAAAGTTCTTCTCTAAGTTTGACCACTTTAGTTTAATGAGAGGTAGAACAGAAATAGAATCTAACTTCAATAAATTAGCTAAGGAGATACTTAATGGTGGTCTAAAAACTGAAATGAGTTTAACTAATATCTCTGCAACAAAAGCTTTAGCTCAATTAGATAATACCATATCATTAGAAGGTACTCTAAGAGAAGCTGTAGAAAAAGCAATAGAAACTGAACAGAAGCGTTTACTTATTTACAAGTCAGATGCAACCTTCGCAGGTAAGCAGAGAAATAAGATAGCAAGGCTTAAAGAAGCTGCTGCATCAGATGCTGCTTTGTTAGAAGGTTTTATGGAGTATGTTGGTTATGCGCATAAAGACCTTTATAGTCTTGTAGAAAGAATGAAGAATCTTAGTGGTGCTTCATTAGAAGAAGAAGCTAAGTTACTTAGAACTATTAGAGACTATGCGGCATCTTATGATGATACACTATCTTATGCTAGAAAAATTCTATTTAGGTTCAATTTAGAATCAGAAATATCTGAACCACTAGATGCTTTAGTTAAAAGTATGGAAAGCTCTAGTAACTATATTAAAGATTTATGGAAGGAACAATCTAAGGATATTCTAAAGAGATTAGTCCAACCTATTATGGGTAATGAATTGGTAGTACCATTTGGTAAACACGCAGGTACTGTATATTCTCTTGATAAATTATTGGATGAAGTTGCAGAGGATATTGGGTTACTAGAAAGATGGGTACTACCTATGAATGTATCTACTGATGTTATTTTACAATCAATAGATTATGCTGTAAAGGATAGGCTATACCAATCTAGAAAGATGGCTATAGATTTCGAAAGAAGAATCCTAGATGCTCAAAATAAATTAGGTAAAGATGAATCTACTGAGTTTATGTTTGAGAAGGATGAAGATGGTAATCTAACAGGTAAGTACATACAGAAATATAATTACACTGCATTCAATGATGCTCGTAAAGCATTCGCTAAGAGTCTTGCTGAGAGATTTAATATACCAGAAGGTTATAAACCAAAAGAAGTATTAAATAGAAGTGATAGAAGAGCCTATGCACAAGCTTGGAGTAATTGGAGTAAGCAGAATCAAGTAATTACTGAGAATGGTAAAGTACCAGCAGATAAATATCTCAATCCTGCTTATTCTAGTTTAACAGCTAAACAGTTAGAGTACTACAATACCTTTATAGAGTTAAAGTCTGAAATGGAACAGCTCTTACCTGAAGGTATGACTGATACTTATAATATAGTAAAGGTTAGGGCTAAGGCTGGTGAATCATTACAGAAGGGTAATATAAAGGGGTATGTAAAAGAAAAGTTATCAGACTTTGCGTTAGTTACAGGTGAAGACTCAGAAAGATTAGGTGTAGAAAATGCACTTACTGACTTCTCTGGTAATATTTATAGATACTTACCTATGCACTACATTAAGACTGCAAAGGGTGAGAATATGAATAGTATGAGTACTAATGCAACCTCTTCTCTTATTCTTTATGGTAACGCTGTTGCTAGATATAATCAGTTAGACCAAATTGCTAATACTCTTGAAGTATCTTATATGGCACTACAGGATAGAAAAGTAGGTAAAACCAAGAATGGGTTATCCCTTAAGAGTATGTTTAGAAATGAGAAGGGTGAGGAAGAAGGTGCTACTGTTTATAAAGAAGATGGTTCTAAGGAATTGGTAAAGAGACTTAGAGACTATCTCGATAAGGCTTTATACCAAGAAGGAGTACAGGATTATAAGAAAGAATTTGGTGGTAAGGTTTATTCATTAAAGAAGGCAAATGATGCTCTTATGAGTTATACCGCATTAAAAGGTATGGGTCTTAACTTTGCTTCACAGTTTGCTAATATATTAAATGGTGTATCACAGAACTTAATTGAATCTGTATGGGCTAAGGAAAAGATGACTATGGTAGATATTGGTAAAGCTAACCAAATTTACTTTAAGAATCTTGGTGATATTCTTAAATATAAGGAGACTGGACAGACATCAAATAAACTGGCTATGCTGTTACGTTTAGTTGATGCTAACCAAGACTGGACTGAATCTGTTAGTGAGAAGTATTCAGGTACTACTCAGATGATTCTAAAACATCTTAATAGCTCTCTACTTACTATAGGTCAGGGTTTAGGTGACCACTATTTAAAACACCTAACAGCTATAGCTTTCTTAAATAATAAGAAGCTAAAACTTGATGGTAAAGAGATTGATATTTTAGATGCTATTGAGGAGTATTATATCGATGAGAATGATAAAGGTAAAGGGATGGACATTAGGTTCAAAGAAGGTGTCACCGATATGCTTGATTCTGAAGTAAGTTTCGATAGTTATTTTAGTAATCTTTCTCAGCAGATTCTAAAGCTTAACCAGAGAATGTATGGTGTTTATAATACCATTGATAAGCCTGCTCTTTCTAAGTATATAGTAGGTAGCTGGTTATTAACATTCAGAAACTGGTTACCTAGAATGGTTCACGCTAGAATAGCTAAAACTCATTATAATGTAGCTGAAAATGAATGGGACCAAGGTTACTACAATAGTTACATTTATGCAGTTAAGGAGCTATATAAAGTGAAGAAAGATATAGAATTCCTTGATGCTGTTAAGGTGTTATTGGGTAGCCAAAAGAAAGCTGAAGAATTAGGCTTTGATATGAAGGTTATAAATAATATCAGAAGAACATTAACTGATATGGGATTTGTAGCGTTCTTTACAGTACTAAGTATGATGCTTTCACACCTATATGGTTTAGATGAAGAGGATAAGAAAAAGAGAAAGCAGAATATTGCTAAGATGTCTCAGTTTGATAAGTACCTATTATACTTCGTTACTCGTAATGAAATTGAATTAGGTTCTACTTCACCTTTTGCTATAAAGATTGCATCTGAACAGACTAAGCAAATTGTTACAAATTCGTTTACTCCTGCTTCTACAGGTATGGACATTATTAATAATATGTTCCAGCTATTATATGTACACGATATTGATGGTTTCCATTTTGGTACAGATAGTAAGGTGTGGGGTAAGGATAAGAGATTCAAGGAAGGTCAAACACCTTTCTGGAAATACAGTAAAGCTTCTACAGCTGCAACGAGATTAATGTTCCCTTGGGTTGATAATACATCAAGAATGGATGACCCATTAGACCAAGCTAAAGCCCTGTTAATCTATAGAAGATAAAAATAAAGGGTTGAGAATTAACCCAACCCCTTAAATGCAAATAGGCGTATCACTTAATTGTGGTACGCCTATTTTTTTT